TTAATGAATCTTTTCGATCTCGGAGCGGAGCCATTCGATGCTGCGGTCTGTATATACACGTTCTGTAAGGTCTGCAATTTGGTGGCCGATAATGCGCTTTATGGCGTATTCATCAACGTTGGCGCGCTTTGCTATGGTGACGAACGTTTTGCGGCAGTCATGCGTATGATGCCGTGCGTCGAGTGCAAGACGGTTGATGACGACCTTGAACTGACGGGCATATAATTCGTAGTAAATAAAACTGAAGTCGCCTTCTACAAAGGTTTGAATGTTGAACAGCCGTGGAGATTTGAGCCTTTCTGCTTCGCGATAGTGCTTCTCGACAAGCGGGTAGATGAGGTGGTGGATGGGAACGATTCGGTCTTTTCCGGCGTTAGTTTTTGAACCCCCTCGGAAGGTTTGCTCCTCGAGGCTTACATTGGAGAGCTCCAGCTTTATGAGCTCTGAGGCACGCCAACCAGAGTAGCATTGGATCAAAATGATGTCTATGTAAATATTTGTTCCGGCAGCGCCCCACAAGATCTCCAACTCCCGATCCGAGAAACTGAAGTGCGGATATTTTTCAGTTGCCTTTTCTTCGGCAGACGGTTCGGGGAGGTTGAACATTCGCGCATAGTTCTTATCGGTCATTTCGTACTCGACGGCGTAATCAAACATCTGATTGAAGATCTTTTTCAGGGTCAACTGAATGTGATAGGTCGTGTGGTGCGTTATTCCGCGTCGGTCGACAAAGGTGCCGTTCAGCAAGGCGTTCTTGATATGAGGGATTCTAACAGTGCGCACCGGCATATCGTACAAGTCGTTTGCATACTTCCATGCGCTATTGGTCGAGGTGATATTTCCACTGCATACTTTTTTGGTGTATTCGTCGATCCAGCGCTCGTAAAGCTCCTGCATGGTGAGTATCTGCGTCAGGTCATAGGGACACTTGTTGTATTCCATGAGGGCTTTATAGGCATCGTTATAGGTTTTGAAATAGGCGACGGGATGCAGGAGCTTGACGATGGGTTTTCCCTCAGGGTTGACTCCTACGGTGACCATTACACGAAAAGGCTTACGAAGATTGCGTCCGCGCAGTTCGGTGATCTGGCCAAAACCGTTCGGAAGTCTGGCGTGACGCCTACGGGACTTGCGAACTGTACTGACGAGGCCGGAATGCAGCGGAAAGCCGCAATGAGGGCATATGGTCGCTTTGTCACTGACTTGCATTTCGCATTCTGGACAGGGTTTTAGCATAAGAACCTCCTTTAATTTTTACAGAATCGAATAATTCCAAATGAAAAAGCTCGGATGACCGGGCTTTTTTCTATTGTGAGTCATTCTAGGTTAAACGATTCCCACAGACTTGTCAACGCTGCGCCGCAAACTAAATAAAATACGGCACGCAGTCGACCGGTTTTGCCATTATTATCTTTTCATGCCTAAGACGTATCTGGATGCGCTTAGAGTAACATAAAAGGAGTACGATAGTATGGACAAAGCTAGGTTAAAATTGGGTGCTGTTCCGGTGAGGGTGGCAGCAAAGGTCTACGGACGTGATCCGGCATGGGTGAGAGCTGGTATCATTGCCGGATGGCTGCCGATTGGGGAGGCCACGAGAAACGGCAGGCGCGTGACCGATCTCAAGGAAATGAGCTCAAAATACGGGAGAATCAATTATTATATTTCGCCGAAGCTTCTTTTCGAGCAGACAGGCTACGAATGGAGGGGCGAAGAATGAAAAGAGAACGCGCGCAGCTGTCTGCCAAAAACCCCTGCCACATCCCGAAACATCGTTACTACGAACTGAAGCACTTCTGCCTGCAATACCCGGACTGGAAAAAGGCACTGGTTTTACTGGACGGTTGGAACACCGAACCGCGTGGTATTCCGGGCATCATCAAGGGCAGGCCGCCGGAAAGCCCGACAGAGCGGCAGGCCATCGCGAGATTATATTATTCCGGTCAGATCGCAATTGTTGACCGCTGCATTGAAAAGCTGGACCCGACGTTGGCTCCTTTTATATTGAAAGGCGTGACGGAAGGGATAGGCTTTGAGAAGCTGCAGGCGCAAGGGTGTCCCTGCTGTCGGGAAATGTACTACGAATATTACAGATATTTCTTCTGGCTCCTGAGCAAAGAACGGCAGTGACGCGAAAAGTTCTGTCTCTTTTATGGAAGGAGGTGAACGCTATGGAATACCTTCTGGCAAGAAGCGACAGACAGCTTGGCATTTGCCTGAGAATGCTGTATGACGAAGGTTACAAAAATTTGGTTGTCGAAAGCGAAATCAACGCTAAGAACCGAATGGAGTTCCACGTCAAAGTTAGAGCAGACGAACCCACTATGGCAAAGCTGAATGAACGCTATCAGACGTTAATTTCCTAAACCAGTATTCTGGGGAGCAAAAGATCTGAAACATGGTCTTTTGCTTTTGTTTTGCCCATGCTATAATAAAGAATAGGAGGCGGAAGACATGAAAGTAACATCACACATGATTGTTCCTGTAAAGAAAAACGGAAAATGGACGACCTATATCAAGGAGTTTGAAGAAGATATTCCAGACCTAGGACGGCATTGTCTGATGTGCAATTCTTGTGGGGAGCCAAGCTATCCTAAATGTATGGAAGACTGTGGCGTGGAGAGAGAACGTGTCGAACGCGAACAAAAGAAAGCCCAAGAGAAAATTGCCAAGCATAAAGTCGAGATTGATATTCTAGCCGGACTGGTACGAGATGGCCTTCTGAAAGTTGAAGATGCTGCACCGCGCGTGGAGATGACTGTGGAAGAGTTTGAAGCGGCGATGAAAGATTGATATTTACCCATACAAGAGCTTGTGAGAAATCACAGGCTCTTTCTTTTTTGCCTGTTCGTGAAATTTTCAGAGTCCTTTATGAGAGGTAGAGGGCATATTGGAGGATGATACTATGAAAGCTAGATATGTCATTGGAAAGAAACTTTTAGGGACTGTACCTTTTATGAAAGCTGGTAGTGCTGCAATTTGCTTGGTGGCGACAACCATGGAAGCATATGTGGCATACATCAAGCTGCAAAAGGCAAGAGAAGATTTGGATTCTGACAAGGCAAAGTGTAATAAGTAAATTAAAAACACGCCCTCTGCTTTTTGTTCGCGAAAATTTCATCTCCCTTTATGGAAGGAGATAGCTCAATTGGTAGAGCGCTGCTGGAATGCAGAGGTTACGGGTTCGATGCCCGTTCTCTTTCTTTTTTATTCTAGGTTAGCCAACGCGAACTTTTCGTATTCTATTATGGAAGGATGTCTTCTGAAAATTGAAAGGAGAATTTATTATGAGCAGACGAGTAAAGACTACCTACGATCGGGGATATGTGAACGCTATGGACAAGATCCGCGTATTCATCGAGAGCAACCAGAAAGTCATGTACATTGGTACGGACGAGTACAAAAACGCTCAAAGTGCACGCGCGGCCTATGTCAACGCAATCGCATTGATTCGGGCAAAAGGGATTGTGAGGCCGGCTTGTAATCATAACGACCTGTTCCTGATCCGGAACGACATCTAAGGCAGGAAAGAACTGTGGAGAAATCTGCGGTTCTTTTTTTTTATTTTCAGCACGCGCACGACTGTTTTATCCATTATTCTATTACAAAGGAGTTTTTTGAAAATGTACATCATCATTGGAATCGCTCTTATCTGTGCAACCATCGGTTTCGTGGTTGGTTCTGCTGTTCGGTGGAAAATTGACTACAACGCAGAATCCATTGGGGCTCTCGTTGTAGTTAAGGCGCAGGAGGACGAAAACCCGAACCTGTTCCTCGACTTGGACGAAGAGCTTGTAGACTTTACAGACAAACGGTATGTAGTGCTCAAGGTGGACAAGGTGAAACCGCGAGAAAAACATACTGTTTAATGGAGAAAACTCCAAATATTGACTTGAAAAGGAGAAATTCAAAATGGAAGAACTGAAAGCAGTCCAGAACGAAGCGTTGATGGACGAAACGATTAAGCACGAGCTTGAACGAATCAAAGACTTGGAACCGGGAAGCAATGAGTACAAGGCTGCCTACGAGTGCGCTGCAAAGTTCTACGAAATTCGTGTGAAGGAAAAGACGAGTTTGGCTGACAAGAATGCACGAGAGGATGAGTTTCAGATGAAGAATCAGGAACTCAAACTCGAAGCAGAAAAAGCGGAGAAAACTTGGAAAACTGAAGTGACGAAGGTTATCGTAGGAGCTGCGTCGACTGTACTGGGGGCGTTTCTGATGATTCATCATGACCGGTTTTGGTCAATCTGTTCGGCAGGCGGTGTACAGGTGTTCGATGATCGCTATAAGGACGGCAAGATGATCTACAAGGATTACTGGAAAAAGTCTGTATAAAGGAGGGACAGGAGGGGCTGCGGAGAAATCTGCGGCTTCTCTTTCTTTTATGAGATACCATAATCTACCACCTGAAAATTGGACAAGCTACTATGGTCAAACGTACCGGTGCAATCACCCGGTCTATCGCATCAGTACATTATATTTGGACCATGGAAAGGGACTTTGTGTCATCCAACAACGTTTTAACGAGAAAACGAAATCCACCACATGGAGTGCTATTGACCCATGGCTGAACGATAAAATCTATCTGCATGACGGTTTCAAGGAGTATTTCGACCATCATGCGAAGAAGAAAGATGCGAATGGCTGCTATCCCACCGTCACGGTCCGGCAGATCATGTGGGCTTTACGCATGAAACCGTTGAAAAAAGAACGCTGGGAGACAGTATTTGATAGGAGCTTGATTTAGCCGCGAATAATTTCGAGTATCTTATAGAGGTGATATGATGGACGATCAAGACAAAAAGGAATTTGAGCAAGTGTGCTTTGACACGATGCACAGAATTATGGAAGCATATTTGGAGCAAGTGCATAAGTATCGGGTTGCTCATCCAGAAAAATTTACGCACCATATCGAAATCAAATTGCATAAGATTGAGGAATGAAAAAGAGCTTACGAGAGATCGTAGGCTCTTTTGTTTTGCTCGCGAAAACTTCGAGCTACTTTATGAGATGAGTTACATCTCGGAATTTCATACTATGGAGGTTTACTATGAAAATCAAAATTAACAAGCGCGATGTCGTACATGGAGCTATGGAACTGATTGGGTGCATTCTCATGTTTTACGGTTACGGCAGCTGTGTTCATGACCATGGCTATAAAGCTGGATGGCACAAAGGATACAGCCAAGGTAAAAGTATGCAGTCGAATGCTACCATTGATGCCATGACTGCAATGTTCGGCGAAGATGAGGGCTGGGCAATTCTGGAGAAACTGAACGACTACTACAGAATGAAAGGCTGGACGAAGTAACTCATAAGGCACGGAGCCGTGGAGAAATCTGCGGCTCTTTGTCTTTTTATTCTAAAATAAAAGGAGAAGAACTATGAAATTGGAGCTTATTACGCCCACCGCAATGAAACAGCTGTGCGATAAACCGGTATATATCGACAGAACTGTTGACAAGGATGCTATCAAGAAAATTGTGGATGACTTTATGCTCGGCGGACTCTTTCTCATGGAGGTCAAGATTGATGATGACGAGCGCATGATTCTACGCAATATTATCCAAGCGCTGAAAGACTACATTGAGACAAATGATATTCATGCAGGAGTTCATCAGCGTCAGGAGCGTATCTTTCTCCGAAACGATACTGTACCTATCGCTTTTGCGGCAGCTTATCCGAGGGCCATCGTCAACGCATCAAAGCGAAATCGGCTGAATTTTGAAACAGAAAAGAAAATATAAGGAGAAAAACATCATGGAGGACTTAATGCTTATCCGGTCAAGCTTTATGCGCCGAATCATTTCTTCGGCTATCAACAAGGCGATTGCCAAGCAGAAGTACGGTATCAAGGTCAATCTGGATGATATTCGGGCCGAATGGTCTGATAAGGAGCAGAAGGTGAAGGTTCACCTAGAACTAGATGCTGAGATGCCGAAAGCCGACCTCATGGATATTTTGAAGAAGGCAGGAATCTGTTGACGCGAAAAAATCATGCCATCTTATGGGGATATGAAATCTCAAAATTACATTTTGGAGGCATGAAATTATGAAAAAGATGGTAAAAGTGATTCTGGTATGCACGGCAGTATTATGTGCTATTGATCAAATTATGCGTTTTACCGGTCCGTATGCTGTAGCCCATATTTGGAACGACATGGTTCTGGATGGGAATTATGCGGCCGCAGACGCAATCAATGCGAAAATCAACAGCAAATATTGCAAGCGTGACCAGAAAGTATTTAAAGTCTTTACAGACTATTTCGCCAGCCTTGGTGAAAAGATGAGAAATTGTTGATGACAGGCACAGAGCCGTGGAGAAATCTGCGGCTCTTTGTCTTTTATATTTGAAAGGAGAAACCTATGAACCTCATGAAATCCTCGTCCCGATTCCTTAAAAAGAATGGCGGGACTATTCTGGCAGTGGCGGCGTCCGTGGGTGTCATAGCTACGGCAATCGAAACCGGGCGGGCAACGACGAAGGCAAAGCATCTGCTAGCAGTGGATGAAGCTCTGCGAACGAACAACGAAGATGAGCAGGGCATTGTGGAAGAGCCTCCAACAAAGAAGGAAATCGTCCAGACCTGCTGGAAAGCTTACGTTCCTGCAGTGATTCTGGGCGGCAGCACCATCGCATGCATCCTCGGCTCCAATGCACTGAACAAGAAGCAAATTGCGAGCCTGACCGCTGGCTACATGGTACTTGGAAAGGCCTATCAGGAGTATCGGCAGAAAGTGATTGAGAATTTTGGTATCGAAAAAGAAGCCGAGATTCACGATCAAATCAAAGAAGAAAAGCTTCCGGAAGTCCGTGAAAAGATGGAAGAGGAGAAGCTGCTCTGCTACGAGCCTATCTCAAAAAGATATTTCCATGCCACTGAGATCGAATTGACGGACGCTTTTTACAATGCAAATCGGTATTTTGCATTAAATGGCGAATTGTCAATGAACGATTTCACTTCCTATCTGCCGGGGTTGGACTTCACGCCAGAAGGGGATACACTGGGGTGGTGCGCAGAATACCTCACCAATGAATGGGAGTATTACTGGATTGACTTCAACTATTATAAGCAGACGACCGATGATGGACTGGAAGTCTACTATGTAGAAGCATTTCAGGAACCCATTAAAGAATTTCTGGATTATGATGCTATGAAACGGCATTTGAATTATAAAGGAGCATGATATTTATGAAGAACATTAACTGGTGGAAAGTTGCATCCATGGCGATGCTGGCAGCAAGCGCAATCATGGGCTTTGGCCATGACCTGATCGAGGACCAGAAGACCAAGGACGACCTGCGGGATATGGTTCAGGAAGAAGTTCGCAGGCAGATGTCGGAAAAGAATCTCTAATCGCGAAAATTTCCAACGCTATTATGGAGAAATCCTAAAAGAATTGGAGGTAAAAATTATGTTCGATCGTGAATACTTCAAGCAGGTGGATTCTGTGATGCTGGGCGCCTTAAAGGTGCTGGGGCAAGCGATGCTTAGCGCACTTGATGTGTTGATCTGGTACTTGCTCCTGCAGCCGATTCGGCTCTACAGCTGGTTGACGGATGACCCTGCTCCGGTAAAAAGGAGAGGAGCATACAAAAACCGCCATTGTGCGGAGGATAGGCTCTACTAAGAAGCAAAGGGCTGTGGAGAAATCTGCGGCTCTTTCTTTTATATTTTACGGAGGTATGAAAAATGAATCTGAAAGCATTTGGCAAGAAAGTAGGAAGGGGTATTAAGAAAAACCTTCCCAAAATCCTTGTCTGCGGCAGCATTGCAGGCATGGTTACGAGCGTAGTTTTCGCCGTCAAGGCAACTCCCAAGGCGATGATCCTGCTCGATGAGAAGAAGCAGGAACTTGGCACGGAGAAGCTGGATGTGAAAACTATCGTGAAGACGGCTGCTCCGGCTTATATTCCTACGGCGATTTCCATGGTAGCATCTGCAGGCTGTATGATTGGTGCCATGAACGAGAACGACCGGCGCAATGCAGCTCTGGCGGCTGCATATTCTCTGAGCGAAAGCGCCCTGAAGCAGTATCAGGAGAAAGTCGTAGAAACCATCGGCGAGGATAAGGAGAAGGAACTTCGCCAGACCATCACCCTCGACAAAATGGCAAAGCAGCCGGAAGAAACGCCGGTTATTGTACCGGCAGCCCGCGACGCATCTTATGACCAGCTGGTCGAGTGCTATGAAAGTTTCTCTGGAAGATATTTCAAGACGACCGTAAATGCACTGGATCGGGCGATGAACGGCCTGAACAAGCAGCTCCTGAGCGATTTTCGTGTGACCCAGAATGACCTGTTCGATTATCTGGGACTGGAGCACACCAAGAACGGCGACCTTTTGGGATGGGATACGGATTCCACGCTGACCATTGAAACATTCTACAGTTCCAAGCTGGACGAGGACGGAATGCCTTGTATGGTTCTGGACTACAGCACGCCTCCGAAGTGGCTGGGGTACTGATTCGCGAAATTTTCACCGACTGTTATGGAGGTATACTCCAACATTTATATTTTAATTAAAGGAGAATCACTATGGAAAACGAAATGATGAATAGCATGGACGCTATGACTGAGAACCTGACGGATGCAATGCCGGAGGTCGATAACCTGGTGCCCAGTGTGGACGAGAACCATGCGGAGATGTCGAGCGCATCTGGTAGCTTTGGCAAGATGGCAGTATTCATGCTGGCTGGTGCCGCAGCTTACAAGGGCGCTGAGCTGCTCTGCAAGAACGTACTCGTTCCTCTGTGCTACAAGGCAAAGAACTGGATTGACAGCAAGAAGGAGAAGGACGAGCCCATTGAAGCAGAAGTGACCGAAGTGGTGGAAACCGACGAAGAATAATCTGTTGGACAGCCGCAAGGGAGCCGTGGAGAAATCTGCGGCTCTTTTATTTTTGCAAAGGAGAATAACCATGGAAAAGAAAAATGACAAAAAGTTCAACTGGAAAAAGGCTGCAGTAATCGGCGGCATCTTTGCTGTGGGTGTGGCTGTTGGCGTTGCCGGGGATAAGGCTTGCATCAAGGTGATGTTTAAGAAGCACTATCAGGATATTCTGAAGGATTACCGGCTCCATGTGGACACCGGAACCACTATCAAGGGTGTGAAAAAGGTTATCATCAGCATTACAGACAAGACGACCGGCAAGACCTTTGGCACTGCCTGGTTGCCTGAGACCGCAAAGGAAATCGGTGAAACCATCCTCCAGTACGCAGAGGAGGGTATGGCCAATGGCTAAAATCGAAATGCCTTCTAGCAGCATCAACTCTGCGGGCGAGCCTCCTAAGAAACAGCTGAAAAAGGTTACGACCGGTAAGGTGACCATCAAGCAGGAGAGCGAGATCCAGAAGCTGGCGCATAACTTTCTCGCAGAAGACCTGCAGACGATTCGCGAAAAGCTGTGGACGGATTATATTCTGCCCGGCATCAAGAACATGGTGTGCTCTGCGGTCAATATTGCACTTTTCGGTGTTGACCGTTCCCGCACCAATACGGGCGGATATTCTCAGCAGCGTAACAGCTATAGCAGCTACTACGCGAATGCAAACCAGAGCCGTCCTCCGCAGAACAACTATCGCCCGAACCGGCTGGACTGGCAGAACATCACCTTCGATAGCTATGCCGATGCAAATGATGTTTTGAACGAGATGGGCCATGCGCTCCACGAATATGGGCAGGTCACGATTGCTGATTTTTACGATGTTGTGGGAATTACCCGTGATGCTCGTGATTATCAGGACTGTAAGTATGGGTGGTATGACCTTGGGCCTGCATCTATCAAGGGCGTTCCGGGCGGTTACACTATCGTATTTCCGAAACCTGTTCCTCTGAACTAATTGAAAGGACTGATATTTTATGAAAAAGGAAGAAATCATGACTAAGGCAACGCAGATGTTGTCTAAGACTGCATTCAAGCTGAAGAAAGCAAGCCCGACCATTATGGTGGTTGGCGCTGCAATCGGTGGCGTAACTGCAACCGTTCTGGCCTGCAAGGCAACCCTGAAGGCACAGTATATTCTGGCCGAGCACAAGGCCAATATGGAGAAAATCCACGAGACCAAAGATAAGGTGGACTCCGGGGAAATTCAGCTGTCGGAAGGTGAGACTTACACGAAGGAAGACCTGACGAAGGACATCACCACGACTTACATTAAGACCGGCATGAAGCTCGCAAAGGTGTATGCACCTGCGATTGGTCTGGGCGCAGCATCTCTCGGCTGCATGTTCGGAAGTCATCATATCATGACGAAGCGGAATGCAACGCTGACGGCCGCCTACATCGCGCTGGAGCAGTCTTTCAACGGCTATAAGAACCGCGTCGCCGACCGCTTTGGCGAGCGGGTACAGCATGAACTGGAGCAGAATGTTAAGGCTGTGGAGGTCGAAACCAAGAAGGTCGATGAGAACGGTGTAGAGGAGGTCATCAAAGAGTACAAGGATATCGCTGAGCAGGCAGATGATCCATGCACTCTGATTTTCGATGAAACTGTGGACACGTGGGAGCGGGATGCCGACCTGAATCGGAACTATCTGCTCCTCATGGAGTCTGCAGCGAACAAGAAACTGCGTTCTCAGGGGCATCTGTTCCTGAATGAGGTACTCACCATGATTGGCACGCACGGCGGTCAATCTCTGCGCACTCCTACTGGTCAGGTCGTTGGCTGGGTATACAATCCGAACGACACTTCGCTGCACAACCATGTGGATTTCGGCCTCACGAGCTTTGAATCGAGCGATGAGGCACTGAAGAGCTTCCTCCGTGGCGAGGAGCGTTCTGTCATTCTGCACTTCAACTGCGACGGCATCATCATCGACAAAATCTAACTGATATTTTGGAGGGACAAGCTATGACCAGATACGTAAAGACTCTTTCCTATGTATTTGCAGCCATGGCCGGAGTGTGCTTTGTATCCGGTCTGGCAGTCCTTTCTGAGTGAAAGGATATTTATGGACGGTTTAGAATCGGTGTTTTTATTCCTCGATTATTTGACCGACACGAAACGAAAGCGGCATCTGGTTGGAGGGGTCCTCATGAGTGTTTCGCTCTTTTTTGGAGGACTGGCCTTCACCATGATGACGATTAAAGGAGAAGAAACCAATGAAAAAACTGATGCATGATGCCTTGATATTTGTAGGCGGATTTGCTGCTGGTGTTGCCACGATGCACTTCCTGATGCGCGATACTTACAAGAAGCAGGCAGATGTGCTGGTCGAGGACGCTCGGAATCATTTTAAGCAGCGTGAGCAGGAACTGGATACGACCATCGAGCAGCGGGCAAATGAAAAGGCGTTTGATCTCGTGAGCGGCCCGTATCGTCAGGAGGAAGATTCTGAGAAGCCGACCCATGAGCCGATGGAGGCTATTGAGATTATTCCGAGCGACGAGTTCGGTAACGAGGACGATTACGAAACCAGCTTCCTGACCTACTATGCAGACGGCATCCTGACTTATGATAGTGATGGGAGCAGGGTAGAAGACATTGAAAAGGTGATTGGCCCTAAGGCTCTGGATAATTTTGGAGCAGAAGAGCCTGATCTTGTCCATGTCCGCAATCACAACTACCGGAAGGACTACGAAGTTCTGAAGGTGCGCAATAAGTATGCGGACTTGTATCCTAACTCCGGAGAGGAGTATGAATGATATTTAACGATATGACCAGTCAGTATTTTGACTGGCTGCGTGAAACGGTTTGCGGAAGATGGGAACCCAGAAACCTTTCTTTCCACAAGCTGCTTGCATTTTTATTTCAGCAAGACTTTATTCCATCCTGTGAGATGGATGCGAGTCGTGCTGAAGATGGGCGAGACCTGCGCTACCGATTCGCTCAGGAAAAAAGTATCCCATATGCAGCGTTGAACAGTGCAACGAGCGGGATGCCATGTAGTATGTTGGAGATGATGGTGGGGCTTTCCATCCGCATCGAAGAGCATATCATGGCAGATTCTGAAGCAGGAAACCGAGTGGGACAATGGTTCTGGAGCATGGTTGTCAGTCTTGGGCTGGCAGCTATGGATGATGTTCGGTTCAACGAGGGTCGCGCTCAATTTATCATCGACCGTTTCAATCAGAGAGCCTATCAGCCGAATGGAGCTGGTGGGCTTTTTACTTTAATAAGGCCGAACGTGGATATGCGACAGTTAGATATTTGGTATCAGCTGATGGCGTATCTCAACGAAAGCAACATGTGATGGTGTACGTATCGAAAATATGCATCCCGATGGAAGGTGTAATAGAGCAAGTTCTCCATGATTCCGTCGTTTTGATGCGAATTACAGCATGTAGGAATACCGAGCACATTGGTCGGCTGATTTTGGCAGACCTTAATTATTGGAGGAAAAGTAACTATGAATAACATTTATTACGAACTCGCACAGACTCAGCTGGCACTGGATGCCGCCCAGAAGGTGATTCGCCGCCAGAGGGGCAAGCTTTTCGGCAAGAACCTGCTGCTGGTAGGCACCATTGGTCTGTTCTGGACTGCCTGCAAGATGCTGGATGAAAGCGAGAAGAAGCGCAAGGCTGAAAAGGAACGCGCCGATGCTGCCGAAGCAGAACTCGCAGAGATGCAGTTTGAAAAGGACATTTGCTGCGATGGCAAGGCGAGTGTCACGAAAAAAGATGTCTGATACAGACCTCGTAGAAAGGAGGAAGTCAGTTACCAATGATTGATTTCCTGATGATTGCAACGCGCACGGGAAAACGCGGTGTAATCGAAATCTATCCCAAATTCATCATCAAAAAGTCCAAGGACTTGATGATTCGGGGTTCTGATTTCTACGCTATCTGGCTGGAAGAGCGAGGATTGTGGAGCATTGACGAACAGGATGCGCTTCAACTGATTGACCATGAACTGGATATTTACGCAAATGAGCATAAGGAGCATATGGACAACTACCGAGTGCTCCACATGTGGGATGCAGAATCCGGCATGATCGACAACTGGCACAAGTATTGTCAGCGTCAAATGCGGGATAACTACCACACGCTGGATGAGCAATTGATATTTGCGAACACTCCGGTCAAAAAGGAAAGCTACGCATCCAAGAAACTTCCGTATGTGCTGGAACCTGGAAACATTGATGCCTATGATGAGCTGATGCGGACACTTTATTCTCCAGAAGAACGAGAAAAAATCGAGTGGTGTATCGGTTCTATTGTCAATGGCGATTCTAAGACGATCCAGAAGTTCATGGTTCTCTACGGTCCACCAGGCAGTGGTAAATCTACAGTGTTGAATATTATCCAGAAACTCTTTCCTGGGTATTATGCAGCGTTCGATTCTCAAGCGCTGGGTTCGGCATCCAATGCATTCTCACTGGAAGCTTTCAAAGCGAACCCTCTGATCGCAATTCAGCATGAAGGCAACTTGTCCAAAATCGAGGATAATACTCGCTTGAACTCGCTGGTATCTCATGAAACCATGATGGTCAATGAGAAATTCCGTAGCGCTTATGCCAATCAGTTCAAGAGCTTTCTGATCCTCGCCACGAACAAACCTGTCAAAATCACCGATGCGAAGTCTGGTTTAATTCGCCGCTTGATCGATGTGGTGCCAACTGGTGAGAAAGTCCCTCAGAAAAGATATTCTGAACTCTATGCCAAGACCGATTTCGAGCTGGGCGGTATTGCATGGCATTGCAGAGAGGTCTACGAGGCAAACAAACATCGATACGACGATTATATTCCGACACGAATGCTTGGTGCTTCCAATGACTTCTACAACTTCATGCTCGACCGGTACTATATCTTCAAGAAAGAAGACGGTATTTCCCTAAAGCGAGCATGGGCGATGTATGACGAGTATAACCAGCGAGCAAAGGTTGCCTATCCGTATTCGATGCGCGCATTCCGTGAGGAGCTGATGAACTACTTTGCGGACTACAAGGAACGCGCTGAAGATGTGAACGGCGAGCGAGTACGGAGTTACTACAGTGGATTCAAGGCAGACAAGTTCAAAGAATTTGCTGATCCTGCACCTGTTGAAGCGACTTTAAAAGAAGAACCATCCAAGTCATGGATTGACCTGAAACTGCAGCATTCTCTCTTTGATGATATTTGTAAGGATTGTCCTGCACAGTATGCAAACGAAAATGGCACTCCTACGCAAAAGTGGGAGAATGTCAAAACGTTGCTCAAAGATATTCTTACCTCAAAACTCCACTATGTCAAAGTCCCTGAAACCCACATCGTCATTGACTTTGATATTCCGGGCGACGATGGCAAGAAATGCTTTGAGCGAAATCTGGAAGCAGCGTCCAAGTGGCCTACCACCTACGCAGAACTGAGTAAATCTGGTGCAGGTATTCACTTGCACTATATTTACACAGGGGACGCAAGCAAACTGAGCCGTGTATACGATGAACATATTGAGGTCAAAGTGTTCACCGGGAATTCTTCGCTGAGAAGAATGCTGACCAAGTGCAATGATATTCCGGTCGCCAAAATCAGCAGCGGCTTGCCATTGAAGGGAGAAAAAGCAATGGTCGATGTGAATCAGATTCAAAATGAGAAGCACCTGCGGGTACTCATTAAGAAAGCCCTCGCAAAAGAAATCAGTCCCTATACTAAACCCAGCATTGACTTTATCGCTCATATTATGGATGAAGCCTACGAAAGTGGGATTCCCTATAATGTGGACGATATGCGCAATGCAATTCTTGCCTTTGCCGTAAACAGCACGAACCAGGCCGATGCTTGTCTGAAAATCACGGCGAAGATGCACTTCAAGTCAAGAGAGGATGCTGAATCACAGGTTGATGACGGTGAGAAAGCACCCATCGTATTTTTTGACTGTGAAGTGTTCCCAAATCTCTTCTTGGTCAACTGGAAGTTCGCTGGAGAGGATAAGCCGGTAAATCGGTTGATCAATCCTAGCCCTACGGATATTGAGAAGTTGACACAATACCGTCTGATTGGCTTTAATAACCGCAAATACGATAACCACATGCTTTGGGCTTGCATGCTCGGCTGGAATACGGAGCAGCTGTACGCACTGTCGAACCGTATTATCAATGACCATATGGGCTTCTTTGGTGAGGCCTATAACCTGTCCTACACGGATATTTTCGATTTCTCGTCGAAGAAACAGAGCCTGAAAAAGTTCGAGATTGAGTTGGGTATCCATCATCAGGAGCTTGGCTTACCTTGGAACCAGCCGGTGCCCGAAGAGAAATGGGAACAGGTCGCGGAGTATTGCGACAATGACGTTATCGCCACCGAAGCAGTGTTCAACTCTAAAGATCGAAAGGCCGACTTTGTTGCGCGTGAAATTCTGGCAGATGTTGCTGGGATGACCGTCAACGATACTACCAACAGCCTGACTACGCGCATTATTTTCGGCAAGGAAAAGCACCCTCAACTGGTGTATACGGATCTGGCTACCGGCAAGTCCGATTCGGTGGTAGAAGTCGAGCCTGATATTCTGACCGACAAGAACATTATCAACGCCTTCCCGGGTTATGAGTGGGTCAGAGGCGAAGATGGTCGGATGCACAATATGTTCCGTGGTACTGATTTGGGCCTTGGCGGTTATGTTTATGCCGAACCCGGTATGTATTACAACATCGCCCTGCTAGACGTTGCCTCTCTGCACCCACACTCGGCCGTCGCTCTAAACTACTTTGGCGACTACACCAAGAACTTCAATGACCTGATGGATGTACGTATCTATGTAAAACATGGTGAGTACGACAAGGCCAAGAAGCTCTTTGGCGGTAAGCTGTCCAAATATTTGGATGACCCCGCACAGGCGAAAGCATTGGCGCAAGCTCTGAAAATTGCTATCAACTCGGTTTACGGTCTAACCAGTGCAACTTTCGATAATCCGTTCCGCAACCCCAAGAACGCCAATAACATTGTGGCGCTTCGAGGGGCTTTATTTATGCGCACTCTGCAGGACGAGGTGCAGCAGCGTGGTTTCACGGTGGCACACATCAAGACGGACTCTATCAAGATTCCGGATGCAACGCCTGAAATCATCGACTTCTGCATGGATTTTGCGAAAAAGTACGGGTACACGTTTGAGCATGAGGCTACATACGAAAAAATGTGCCTTGTGAACAACGCCGTTTATATTGCAAAGTATCTCGATGCAGATACAGCAAAGGCACAGTATGGCTATATTCCTGAAAAGAACGAGAAGAAGGGCGGTCATTGGACTGCGACTGGTGCTCAGTTTCAGGTGCCGTATGTGTTCAAGACGCTTTTCTCCCACGAAGATATTGTGTTCAACGACCTTTGTGAAACCAAGTCGGTTTCTAAGGGCGCAATCTACCTCGATAAAAACGAGGCTCTGCCCGAAGACGAGCACAATTATATTTTCGTGGGGCGCGTTGGTCAATTCTGCCCCATCAAACCCGGATGTGGCGGAGCACTACTGATGCGTGAAGCGGGTGTCCGAGACGATGGTGAGACGAAATACAATTCGGTCACTGGAGCCAAAGACTACCGCTGGTTGGAAAGTGAGATGGTCTATAACCTCCATCTGGAGGATAGCATTGACCGCTCTTATTTCGACAAGATGGTAGACGATGCAGCTGATACCATTACAAAATACGGCAATCTGGAATGGTTTGTATCAGACGATGATGGAATGCCGCCTTGGCAGAATCCTGATTTACCCTGGGGTGATATTCAGGACGAAGCTGCAAGAAATTATGAGGTGAGATAAATGGAAAAACTTCCCTGGAATCCTAGCAAAGACGTGATTAGGGTGTCGGCAAACAACCTGGGAATTGACATTGACAGGGCTATTTATACTGCGATGGCAATTGACTACTCCCGCCAGTCCACAGAGCAGACCAAGAAGAATGATATTGTGCGGCTTGGCATGTGCAATGTCAGCATCCGCAAGGTCATATTCAGCAATCCGGCAACAATTGTTCTGTGGTCGGATGGCACCAAGACTGTGGTGAAGTGTGGGCCTGATGATATTTTCGATAAGGAAAAGGGTCTCGCTATGGCTATTGTGAAGAAAATGGCAGGCAATGATAGCCGATTCCACAAGGTCTTTAAGAAGTGGTGTAAGCCGGATGAAACTAACGAGGATGCTGGCGCTTATGCCAAGGTGTTGAAAGAGCTGGATCAGGTGGCTGCGCAGACCAAGGATGGTATCGTGGGGTTGCTGGCAAAAATGAGTGCGGCGATGCACTAAAGAAAAGAGTAAAGGAGTTTCTATTATGAAAGCAAAGGTAAATATTGACAATACCCGGTTCATTTTCGACACCAATTTCTCCGGCGACCCGAACCGCGACCGTTACGGCTCGTCCCGGCGGCGTGTGAACGTGGTCATCCCTACGGAGGAGCAGGCTCAGCAGCTCATCGAAATGGGGCTGAACGTCAAGCAGACCAAGCCGAACCCCAACTACACCTACGATGAGCCGTTCGTACCAACTTTCTACGTTCCGGTGACGGTCAACATGGACTCCAAGTGGCCTCCGCAGGTTTTCTGGATCACCACCACCGGCCGCAAGGTTGCCTGCAATGCTGAGAACATCGGTCAGCTGGATTATATCCGCGTGAAGAACGTGAACCTGCAGGCTAACCTGTATGAGAACCGGAACAACCCCGGCCAGTACACGCTGTACGCGGATATTCTCTACGTGGAGCAGGATGCAGATGCTGACCCGTATGCGGAGCGCTACGCTCAGTACGCAGAGCCTGCTCCTGAAGTGCCGTTCTAAGGAGGACACTATGGAAAAACTGTTTATCAGCTGTCCGATGCGCGCTCGCACTGCAGAACAGATCCATGCGACTATGGACCAGATGCATAAAATCGCCGAGGCTATTTTCGGCGAAGAACTGGAGGTCATCCCGACTTACTTTGAGGGCACCCCTCCTGAAAATGCCAATGACCGTCTGTGGTATCTGGGTAAATCCATTGAGAAAATGTCCGAGGCGGATTGCTTCATCGGCATTTTCGATGACCAGAAAGCTTATGATGGCTGCATCATCGAGAACCATGTCGCCAAACTCTACGGTGTACCGCAGTATCTGGTGAATATTGCATACGTAGCACCGGACATCATGGAGCAGCGTTTGGAGCATATGGTCTGATGGTATTTATCGAGTGCCGGGGTCGGTCCTCGGTTTAATGTGCCAGTCGGTGAGTGCCCACGTCGCAAATGGCGTTCTCAGAGGAAACAGCTCGATTGATATTTTGATTTTGGGAGGTTGAACGTATGAAAGTCTTGAGAATCCAACCCAAGAAGTATCCTGAAGTTATTGAAATCGACGGCTCGCTCGAATCTCTTCAGAAAGAAGTGGCCGGTCCGATTCAGGCGGTCTACCCGTGGGATGATCCGGTTGCACTTATCTGCAACGAGGAAGGAAAACTGGCCGAAGATTCCTTCAGTAACTGTAACAGAGTGCTTCATAATGAGATTGGGATTCCCTATGATATTGTTGTTGGAACTTTCCTGATCGTTGGTCTGACCGAGGATGATTTCAGCGACCTGTCACAGGAACTCATTCAGAGGTACGAAAAGCTTTTCCATAACCCGGAAGAGTTTGATTACTTTACGGATGCTCAGGGAAGAACACATCTGGACGTTCGCCCCTGTGAACCTGAAGATAACGCGAAATAATCAACTTCCTTTGCAGATGCATGAGAGCTTCGGAGAAATCTGAGGCTCTTTTTATTTTGGGTCAGTAGCTTAGTCTGGCTGAAAGCTGGCAGCTCATAACTGCATGATCGCGGGTTCAAATCCTGCCTGACCCACCAGAGGTGCAAGCCTTATATTTGAATAAACAAAGGAGAGAACAGCATGAGCGCAAGAAACTATGTTCCGGCAATAGTGAAATGGATGGTCGAGGAAGGTACCAAGAACACCTCCAGCGGTAACTGGATATTCACGAGCGCGGAAATTGCAGAAGCATTTCCTGTAGCCGAAAGCAGCGTGATTGAGATGTTTGGAGCAATCCTGACCGAAGTTTATCAGCATGAAGCTGTGGCGGAAGCAAATGTAAATTTCGAGAGCGACGGTTCGGCAACTTTCGATTTGACCTTCTACACAGATTATTGCCCGAATATCAGTGATGAAACAAAGGCTGGGTGATTTTCATGGGTGATAGCAAAGTTACAAAGCGCTGTGCAAAGTGTGGCGCTGTGATGCACAACGTGTCTGTGGCAAGGAAATACTGCGATTTTTGCAGATTTGGCTATGCAACCAATGACCCGGTACTGCCTTTGGTACATCCGAAGTACACTGGGCCGACTCTGCAGGAAATCATGAGAGAGGCTACTAAGGAGGGGCTTCAGTATGCAGAATATTGTAAAAAACACGGACTGCACTAATCACATAAAGGAACTCTGGAAAGTTTTTACAAAAGAAGGCAAAGAACTTTTTTCCTACACGATTCGCGGTGAAGGTGAAGATGAGGAAGAATGCACCAAACAGCTTTTAGCTTATGAGAATCATTGCTATCCTAACCAGATTCATGTTCACACGGAAATGAGGTGATTGGATGGCGGGTATAACGCTCTATGACTACCAAAAAAATGCGATGGAACAAATGAAAATCGGATGCATCTTATGCGGTGGTGTAGGAAGCGGAAAATCAAGAACCAGTTTGGCGTTTTACTATACGCTCTGTGGTGGCGCAGTAAACACCCAAAACTACGTTAAGATGCATGATCCACCCGACTTGTGTATTATCACCACTGCGAGGAAGCGCGATACAGGCGAGTGGGAGGAAGAGCTGGCCCATTTCTATATGTCCACCGACAGCAACCTTGATATTTACAATCACAAGGTGGTTGTGGATTCATGGAACAACATCGGAAAGTACACTGGCATGAAAAACGCATTTTTCATTTTCGATGAGCAGAGAGTTGTTGGCAGCGGGCAATGGGTCAAATCCTTCCTGAAAATCACGAAGGAGAATGACTGGATTCTTCTGAGCGCTACTCCGGGAGATTGCTGGACAGATTACATTCCGGTGTTTATTGCAAACGGGTTCTATAAAAACCGGACGCAGTTCAACAATGAACACGTAATCTATAGTCGTTTTTCCAAGTATCCGAAAATTGACCGGTATCTGAACACCCAGCGACTGGTACGCTTGCGTGAACGGGTGCTTGTAGATATGGACTTTGAGCGACCTACTGTATCTCACCATGAGAATGTTTTTGTCGAGTATGACAAGCCTAAGTATCTGGAAATTTGTAAAACTCGCTGGAACCTGTGGGAAAACAAACCCATTGAGACCGCCAGCGAGTTTTGTTATTTGCTGCGGAAACTGGTGAACACAGACCTGACTAGGTCGCAAAAAGTTCTGGATATTTGCATAACCCGCCCCAGAGTCATAATCTTCTATAATTTCGATTATGAGCTGGATATTCTCATGAATCTGCCCTATGGCAATGATGCGGAAATAGCACAATGGAACGGCCATAAGCACCAGCCAATCCCTGACGGTAAGAAGTGGGTATATCTGGTCCAGTACAATGCGGGTGCAGAAGGTTGGAACTGCATCAAGACCGATACCGTCATATTCTACTCGCAGAACTACTCCTACAAGATTATGGAGCAGGCTGCAGGCAGAATCGACCGGTTGAACACACCTTACAAGAACCTGTTCTACTATCATCTGAAGAGCAGGGCGGGAATTGATCTGGCGATTTCGAGGGCACTGAACTCGAAGAAGGCGTTTAACGAGAGGAAATTTTATGGAGCATGATATTTATGATTCTTTAAGGCTTATTGCGACGACCTGTGAGAAAATGGAAGATGCCTTAAATGCGATTGCAGAATACTTCGAGAAAGTAACGGCTTGTCTCATGGACTTGATTGAAGAAATTAAGAGGCAGCCATTGAAGATGATTCGGCAGAAGCTGCGCCCTGACTACAAGGACAAATGCAAAATCCGGTGGCTGGATATTCCCAACAAGGTTATGCAGGGGAGAATCAGGAGGTTCTGCTGATGGGAAATATTTCAAAGAAAATCAGAAAGAAACTTATCAAGGTAATTGAGGCTAATTGCCATCGCGTAACGCACTTTGGCGAGCAAGATGCAATGTTTGTTCCTTACGGCAGCAGCCCATTGTCTGTTATTTGGAAATATCTCTGTATCAGGAACGACGGTGTTATCATAGGCCACTTCTTGGTTGATCGAAGCGAAAAACATATTCCTTTTAGGGAGAGATACTGTTGCATCAATGCTCCAGAACAACTGTTTGTTCCGAGAACACATATTGAGATCAACAAACAAATTGTCAATAGACTTAAAGAGCGCAATCAGCTTTATGCTGTTTATTACACATGGAGGAAAAGGAAATGATTAAGGACTCTGGCGACCGCACCGAATTTGAAACCGGTGCAAAGCGCGATATGCACGCAGGAAAGGGGCGGATGGATCTTCTGCCTTGGTATGGCATCATGGAGGTCAGCAAGCACTGCGAGGAAGGCGCGCTGAAGTATGGTGAGCACAATGTGGATAAGGGTATCCCGCTGCATTCGCTGCTGGACAGTGCTTCTCGGCATCTGGCAAAGTACATGGTTGGTATGGACGACGAGGACCACCTGCGTGCTGCTTGCTGGAACCTGCTCTGGGCGCTGAACCAGCGGGTGACGCACCCGGAGTTGAATGATAGGTTTGTGCCAAAGATGAAAAGCTCGAACGATGAACAACTTATCACAGTTGTATGCAGTTCCTGTGGTAGGCATTTTGAAGCGCCGACCGAATGGTGGGTCCGCAAAAGAGCACAGTATACCAATATTCCAGACGGAGTGATTACGACTTGCCCTCATTGTGAGAATGTAACAATCGTTCGGGAGGTGAAGCCTGATGAATGACTGGATGCGCGAAGTGGATTATGCGACCTACTGCCCGAAGTGCAAGAACTTCAAGGTGCTGGAGACGGATGAACCCTGCAACGAGTGCCTGACAGAGTGTGCACGGGAGGGCAGCAAGAAGCCCGTGAAGTTTGAAGAGAAGGCGCGAAAATAACGGACTCCTTTATGAGGTAAACTCATATTTGAAAGGAGATACTTATCATGAAAAAAGCATTGAAAGTGCTCATCAAAGAGACATTTGTATGCGGTGCTCTTGGGCTGATAATCTATGAGGTTCATGACATGACTCGTGCAAAGATTAAGAAAATCAAGGATGAGTCATGGCGTGAAGCTTGGGATATTGGATACAAAAGCGGGTATACTGCCGGTCGCTTTGATGGGCTGTTTAAAGCTCTCAGCAATAAATGTATCACACGTGAAGAATTTGATGAACTGATTAAGGAAAACTGAAGAATCGAGCCGTGGAGAAATCTGCGGCTCTTTATTTTTATCGTTGAAGGAAGATGCTTGTATGCAACGTATGAACATTAAATGCTGCCATTGTGGGGACCATACCCCATTTATCACAGAGGAGAACATTGAAGTTATTCCTCAAGTTAATCTCACAAGAGCCGATATGGATATTTTGGACGATATCGCGGACACATTGGCGGAATGCGGTTACTCGGGTATGTGTGGTTTCTTACACTGGGTTCAGAGCGAAGTGACCAAAATCGTAGAGTATCAGGAGGAGCGGTGAACGCTAAATGATATTTGCTGAAGAGGATTTGAACTCTTTGAATGCTATTGCTGGACTATTGGCTTCATTCGGGTGTGATAGTCAGGCTGGCTGTGTGCTTTATATTCAGCATAAAATCGCAAAGACCATGGAGGCTGACGAAAGGAAATGCAGAAATGAGAAACATGTCTAAGAAAACCTGGAAACTCCGGGTTTGGAATCACATGACCGAGATGCAGAAGCTGGATTATCTTCTTACGAAAGCGGGCATTACGCATGAGATGGAAAGAAGATTTCCTGAGAACGATAAAAACCAGCCTGAAGTTTGCGGCCCTGGAGCACTGCATGATGGGGGCTATCAGATTACAGTTCGAGATAAATCTGGTACATATCTATGGGACGCGGTATGCGGTTGGTACACTTACGGGTTTCCTCATTTACTCGAGGTGTGCGGGCTAGCACTTGTTGATCATTATGATGTCGAGGGCTGGCTCACGGCTCGGCAGGTTATGAAGATGTGGAGGCGTAGAAATGCTGCGAAAAATCGCTGATTTTGTCAAAAAGATATTCCGCATGGAGCCGATCCCGACAACGGTTAATACCCTGCGGGAGGCTTTACAAGCCTTGGAGGTGGCTCGGAACCACTTCGAGCACTGTGACCCGGAATTTGTGGACGCGGCTATTTTTGAGTTGAACGCTGCGGAGTGCCGGGTGGATGCAGTTAGGAGGTGTGTGGGGTGAAGACGTTTTATTATCCGACTTACAAGTGCCGATTTTGCGAGAAGGAATTTAACGATGGGCATCCCTACTGTAATCCCGAGGATGCGAAGAACCATCTGTCCGGTCTGATGGCGTTCCGTCCAATTCATCATTGCGATGGTGGTCATATTGGCATCGGATATTTCACAGGTCTCGAAAGGGTTGATAAGGATGAATGATGTTTGGACGAAAGTTGGCAAATTTCTTGGCCGGGCTATTGCGTTGACACTTATTTTATGCGCTTGGGCAATCATTATTGCATTCACGCTGAAGGTGCTTTGGTTTATCTGGTTTCGGATTCTGCTGTGAGGTGCGATATGATTGACTACGAAGAAGTTGTTGAGGCCATATGGAGGTACGACATCCCTCGAATCGACATTGATGAGGATGTTACGACGCTTTATGCGAATGGCAAAGCTGTTGCACAAGTTATTCGCAGGCCTGACAGGTCACGCGAGGACTTGTATTTTGAGGATTACGAGCTTCAAAAAGATACCCTGATCAAGCCGAACGCTAAGTTGCGTGATGTGGTCGAGCTTTGCATGAATGGCGACATTAGCTACGTAGATGTCCGTGAATGGTGCATGGAGAATGATATTTCACTTGGACAGTTCGACAGGTGGCTTTATGGTGCGCTGAGAAAGTCTGATACCCCTTCCCGGGTGAAGCCGAAAGAACCGTGGCCATATCGTGTGGTGGCGGGCTTAAACCGGGTACTGGAGATTCTGCTTGACTCGATTTTGGAGGATTTTATATGAGATGTTGTCCGGTATGCTATTCAAAAGTGAGGCCAACTGTATACGGAACAGCGACCACTGGGACAAACCTGGAAATCAAGTATAAGATTCAGTGTCGGAATTGCGGATTTGGATGCGATAAAGCAGGCAGTGTCATAGTGCAATATGATGAAGAAACGATGAACCCAATAGCAGATGATCATGGCTTACGGAAACTTATTAGAGACTGGGATTCTATTTTGCGAGATCCTGATAGAGAAAGGCTGGCTGATATATGAAGTACACATTTTGGTTTGAATGTACCGACAATGGTGGTGGACATCAGGCTTTTGAAGTCAAAGCAGAGAATAAGCAGGAGGCCATCAAGAAGGGCATGGCGTTTGCAAAGAAACATGCTTCGGGTGATATCTGTGGGGATTGGGAGTGCAAAATGATATCGGAGTGGACAACATGAACAACGACTTCGGAGCACTTACGATACTTGCACCTAAATGCCAGAAGTGTCCGAAGGTGGAAACTTGCGACCATAAGCAACTGGCTCATCTCGGATACATTATCCCGATCGAGGATATTGGCATCAGCATGGTGGCCCAAAGAGGTAATGGAAAGAGCCTCAGTCAGCTCGAAATACTGAATTCACTGATGAAAAGGGGATCTAATTATGAAATTCGTTAAACCAGAGGGCGACATCAAGAATCCGCATGCATATGCGGCGAGAAGTATTAGAGTTGGACGAAAGTTTCCTCAGAGCAAGAAGGCGCTCAACGCTTATATCAATGACGCAATTGATTTTCACATGATTCCTGAGGTAGGGCTTTATTATTCTGAGAACTGCTACGGCATAGCTGACGCGATCGACTTCACAAACAATTTTCTACGCATCCATGCTCTGAGAACCAAGCATGAACCGGCAGATATGAAGCAACTTTTCATTTATGATGCGCTTTTCTGCTTGAAACGTGACATTAAGCCGTGCGATATTCAAATCGAAAACCGCATCTATCAGAACGATAAAGTTTTGATTGCGAACCCTACTTTTGAGGACATCAATCCTATCATCGAAAAGATCAAAGAGTTTGACCGGGTAGTCCGTGAAGTTAAGCTAGGGGAGACGGCCTGATTTTGATTCATGCTTGATATTTAAACAATATTATGGAGGTAAACGTTTTATGAAAATCATTGAACCTAAGTACGAAATCCTTACTGATATTTCTGAGGGTGGCATCAAGGAGCTGCAGCAGATCGAGCGGGTGGCCCGTGTCTGCTACAAGAGCGAGGATAAGATCACGCTGGATGGTGAGTCGGCAAAGAAACTGGTGGGCTTTCTGGTGAAGCAAGGGCACGAGGCCATGCTTGAGCATTCTCAACTGAGCGTGCTGTTCACGTGCGATCGTGGCGTGGCCAATGAGCTGGTGCGGCACCGCATTGCTTCTTTTGCACAGGAGAGCACCCGGTACTGTAACTACTCGAAGGAGAAGTTTGGTGGAGAAATTGCTGTCATTCAGCCTTTCTGGATGCAGGATAATTCTGAGGAGTTTATAAGCTGGGTCATGGCTTGCAACACGGCAGAAAAACAATACTTACACATGATATACGATCTGCGTCTCCGTCCCGAACAGGCTCGCTGCGTGTTGCCGCTGTGCTTGAAGACTGAGATTGTGGTCACGGCAAACTACCGTGAGTGGCGCAATATCTTCAAGCTGCGTACTCCTGTAGCGGCCCATCCTCAGATGAGAGAACTGATGTGCCCTCTGCTGAAGGAACTGCAGAGCAAGATCCCGGTGGTGTTCGATGATATTTACACGTACTGGCCTGAGGATGACCAGACTGGAAAGGAAAGTGTGAAGAAGTAATGCGAATTGTGCTGCTAGCAAGCATTATTTTACAAGCTATCGCAATTGGAATGTCTTTTGCTGAGAACATCGGTAAAGAAAAACAGAGAATCATCAGATATACAGGATGGTTCTTGCTTTTGATTTACATGGTATTTGGTTGAGGTGATTAACTATGAAAAATCGTATTATTTGTGTTGTTGCATGCCTGATGATGCTCGTGGGCTGTGTGGCTCTGTGTGGCTGCTCCGAAGCGGATAAGGTGAATCGGAATATTTCCAAGCAGGCCAACTACTTTGAAGCTGAGCGCCGGATCACGGTCTATAATGCACGTACGGACAATGTTATCCTTGAAATGGAAGGCGCTATGTCCATCTCGAACAATGATAACAATGAACTTGTATGTACGGTGAAGACCGGTCCGAACGAGTATAAGAAGAATTATATTTACCTGAACGAATACACCATGTATGTTGTTGAGGATATCACCGGCACTCATACCGATCCATACCACTATAAGCTCTATTTCCACACGGATATTCTGCCGGACGTGGAGGTAAGGTCGTGATGACTACATACGAATTCGTAGATAGCATGGGTGTGCCTGTTTGGATGAGCGGTTTTGATGCTCTCATCGATGCTATCGATATTCTCAAAAACGCTCTGCAGAACAACGAATCGCCCACCATTGTGGACATTAACCGAAAGCTGTGCGTGAAGTATCACACGAGCGCCATTGCAATGGACAGACTTCTTCGTCGGGCGGTAGACTATGCAGTGATTCGGAAGCAGACGCATGAGCCACTTTATTACGAGGTACTGGGCAATACTCCTCGGCAGGCGATGCCTTTGAAACAGTTCATGTATATCTCTGCGCGATATTTGATGCGGGAGGAGGTGCAATAAGCGATGTGCGATATTTCTAGCATTGACCAAAAGAGTATCGACGATGGTAAGGTTTGGGTACGCATTCGTGGCACTAATCCGACTGTTCAAAAAACCCGTGGGCGAAATCCAGTATGACACGATGATTCCTGCTGTAATCTTCCGGTACAAAGGAGAAAATTGCAGACGGATAGTGGCCATTATCAACCTTGACATCATAGTCAAAGACTGATATTCTTGGGACAGAAAGGGTGTGCTCTGGATGGGATTTTCTAAGGACTTGAAGGAAATTATCATGATGCGCATGGCACTAAAAGAGAAGAAACGGCAAGAAGAGGAAGCTGAGAGAAGGCGCTACTTGTTCGTTATGTTGCTCATCTTTGCAGCACTCATGGCATACGTTTCCGTCATGGCAATGTTTGAAAATTTAGGCATCATCCGCTGAAAAAGGGAGGCTCTGGAGCAATTTCAGGGCCTTTTCTTTTTGATGTCAATATTTGTCAATAATTGTCACGGTGTGAATTTTTGGCCATTTTTTCTCGTGAAATTTTTGTCAATAATTGTCAATGTGTGAAAAAATGGCGATTTTTTGGCCAAAAACCCACTTTGTGGCCAAAAATTTTTGCAAAAATGGCCACAACTTTTTACGTAGATACGTTGAAAATGTGTATTTTGGCCAAAAACCCACTTTTTTTCTTAATTTAATAAAAAAATTAAAAATTTTATATATAGTAGTTGGAAATAAAAATGGGTTTTTGGCCACAGCGAGTTTTCTGCTCGAATTGGCCAAGAGGGCCACCACTTTCACCTTGTAAAAGAACAACAAAAACTATATAATTGAGTTATGAGGTGTAAAGTTATGAAAAAGCGTGAAATTCCGTTTATGGCCAGGTATGAGAATGAGTTTGGCTATCACGAGTGGACTACGTTGGACAGCGCAAATAATTTGGTGCACTGCTATTATAATGACAATACAGAACTTCATGTGAAAGAGCCCTGGTGCGAATGTAATGGCGTCAGGATGAGAAAGGTACGAAATCAGGAAAAGTGGCGTTGTCCTATCTGCGGGAAGGTCTATGATATTTCCGACATTGATTGGCCCATGCCCTATTGGGATGATGAGACCGGTCTGAAGAACGATTATGGCGAATATATGTATCCGAATGCAGAGAAGCGGGCAGGTCCTCCTGAAATGTACGAGGAAGCGCCCTTTACTTGGTATCTGTAAGATGAAAGTTTGAGGATTGTCACGATTGTGGCAGTCCTTATATTTTTACCCTTCTAAAAGATTGACAATTATTACCAAATATTCCCGCGTAAATTTCTTGCTCTTTTATGGGAGGAACAGTGTGCGTAAAAACATGCTGTTCCTCTTTTATTTTTGGAGGTTTGTATGTTAGAGAACAAATTCAAAACAGGATTGGTGAAAGACCTGAAGAAACGCTTTCCCGGCTGTATGGTCATTCATCTTGACCCGAATGAAATTCAAGGGATTCCGGATCTCTTGGTTTTATATCGAGACAGGTGGGCAGCACTCGAAGGAAAGAAGACAGGCAAAGCATCGCATCGTCCAAATCAAGACTACTACGTAGCCAAGATGAACGAGATGAGTTATGCCTCTTTTATTTATCCTGAAAACAAGGAGGAGATACTGGATGAACTGGAACGATCATTCACGATTGCAAGGCCAGCATGCTTTTCTGGGGGCGAGTAAATATCATTGGATCAATTATGATGCTGCTCGGATCGCAGAGTCCTTTGTAAACTATCAGGCGAAGGAGAGAGGAACGCGCCTTCACGCATATGCTGCAGAAAGTATTGCACTGGGGCAGAAGCTTCCTCGGAGTAAGAAGACACTCAACGCCTATGTCAACGATGCAATTGGCTTTTGTATGAGCCCGGAAGTGATTCTTTATTATTCGGAGAACTGTTACGGTACGGCTGACACAATCCATTTTGCAAATGACTTCCTGCGTATCCACGATTTGAAGACTGGTCTGGTACCGGCACACATGGAACAGCTTTTCATTTATGATGCGCTTTTCTGCTTGGAGTATGGCATCAAACCTCGCGATATTCAAATTGAAAACCGCATCTATCAGAATGATGACATTTGGATCATGAATCCGACCTGTGAAGACATCGACCCCATTATTGCCAAAATCATCGAGTTCGATAAAGTTATTACTGAACTGAAGTTAGGAGTTACAGCATGAATCCGGTAGAAAGAGATATTCGAGGATATTTAGGTGTCGCGCCGGAAGACAGTATCCTGGAGCATTATGGCACCAAACGCCATTCTGGCAGATATCCGTGGGGTTCTGGTGAAAATCCATATCAGCGCTCAGGCGATTTTCTCTCTCGTGTTGAGGAGCTAAAGAAGAGTGGCATGAAGGAGAAGGATATTCTCCAGACCATCAATGATTCTCTTCCTGAAGAATATAAGATGGGTGCTACCGAGTTCCGTATGGCACAGCGTAGAGCCATTCATGAACGTCAGCAGCTCAAATATGACCGCGCACGTGCCTTATCACAGGATGGTCTCGGCCCCACTGAAATTGGTCGTGAGATGGGCCTTTCTGAATCCACTGTTCGTTCAATGCTGAAGAGCAACAAACCTGATAAATATACCCGAAGTCAGGAAATTGCTGAAACGTTGAGAAAAGAAGTTGATAAAAAAGGTATGGTCGACGTTTCAGAAGGCACTAATCTTGTTCTGGGTGTTTCAGAAGGTGATTTAGACGATGCTGTTTTTATTTTAGAGGCAGAGCATGGGTACCAGCGCTATGGCGTGGGCATCCGTCAGCCGACGAATATAAACCAGCAGACCAACATTACCGTTCTGGCAAAGCCGGAATATGACCAGAAATATGCATATCAGCATCAGAATGAAATCCAGTCTCTTGGTGAGTATCATTCTGAAGATGGTGGCGAAACTTTCAAGAAGCTTCAGCGCCCCAGTAGTATGAGTTCTGACCGTATTTATATCCGGTATGGCGATGAAGGTGGATTGGATAAAGATGGTGTTATCGAGATTCGGCGAGGCGTTGCTGATCTGAACCTCGGAAAATCACATTATGCCCAGGTTCGTATCATGGTGGATGACAGTCACTATCTGAAAGGCATGGCTGTGTATTCCGATGATATTCCTGAAGGCTATGATGTGGCCTTCAACACCAACAAGAAATCCGGTACTCCGAAAATGAAGGTTCTGAAGACCATCAAGGATGACCCGGACAATCCGTTTGGCGCAGCCATCAAGGCAAATGGCCAGAGCACTTATATTGGTGAGGATGGAAAAGAACATCTGTCGCCCATCAATAAGTTGAAGGAAGAAGGTGACTGGGATACCATGGCAAAGAACCTTTCTTCACAGTTCCTGTCCAAACAGCCTATTAAATTGATGAAACAGCAGCTTGACCTTACCGTAGCAGACCGCAAAGCAGAATATGAAGAAATCATGCAGTACGATAATCCAACGATTCGGAAAAAGCTGCTGATGGACTTTGCTGATACCTGTGAAGGAAATTCAATGACCTTGAAAGCCTCATCTTTCCCTGGTCAGGCAACGAAGGTCATTTTGCCGTTGTCCAAAATCGGTGAGAGAGAATGCTATTGCCCTACATATCCTGATGGAACTCAGCTTGCATTGGTTCGTTTTCCTCATGCAGGTACCTTTGAAATTCCACTTGTGACGGTCAACAATAAGAACTTGTCTGGCCGTAGGAATCTTGGTGCGGTACAGGACGCTATCGGTATCAACGCTAAGGTTGCAGAACGGCTGTCTGGTGCAGACTTCGATGGCGATACTGTCGTGGCTATTCCGATGTCGAGCAAAGTCAATATTAAATCCACCCCCGCTCTGAAGGATTTGAAGGACTTTGACCCGAAGACAGCATATGCAGTACCTGAAGGAAATCCCAATGGCGTGCGCCTCATGAAGAAAGAGGAAAAGCAGAAGGAAATGGGGATTATTTCCAATCTCATTACTGATATGACTCTTCGTGGTGCACCGGAAAGTGATATTGCCCGTGCTGTTAAGCACTCCATGGTTGTTATTGATGCGGAAAAACACAAGCTGGATTATAAGCGTTCCGAACGTGAAAACGGTATCCAGGAGCTAAAGCAAAAATGGCAGATCAGAGTGCAAGAGGACGGTACTGAAAAATATGGCGGCGCATCTACGCTCCTGTCAAGACGAAAGCAAACCGTTCGGGTACCTGAGCGCAAAGGAAGCGCTCATATCGACAAGGAGACAGGTGAGAAGGTTTATAAAGAGTCCGGTCGTACCTATATTGACCCGAAGACAGGCAAGAGGGTACAGGCCATGACTGAAGTAAGCCTTATTTCTATGACGCCTGATGCACGAACTTTATCTTCTGGTACTGTCCAAGAAAACCTTTATGCTGATTTCTCGAATGAACTGAAAGCTTTGGCCAATAAGGCTCGAAAAGAAGCAAAAAATACACCTGGCATCAAGAAGAGCCCCGATGCAGCCGAAAAATATAGAGCTGAAGTTGAGTCCATCAATGCCAAGCTCAATGCAGTTATTGGTAATAAGCCGAAAGAAAGACGTGCTGCCATTATTGCAAACGAGAATATTAAGGCCAAAGTGCAGGCTCAGGGCTTGGACTATAAGAAGGACAAGGAAGAAATCAAGAAGATCGCTGCTGTTGAGATGCAACGTGCACGTGATTCTGTCGGCGCAAGCGGCAGTAAGACGAAGATTACATTTACAGATCGCGAATGGGAAGCGGTTCAGGCTGGCGCAATCTCTGATTCCAAGTTGATGAAGATTCTGAATTCGTCAAAGTCAGATGAAATTATCAAGAGAGCAATGCCAAAGGCGAGCACAACTCTGTCTTCCGCCAAATTAGGCAAGGCACAGGCTATGCTGGCCAATGGCTACAGCTATGCAGAGATTGCAAAGGCTTGTGATGTTCCCGAATCTACGATCTACGACAATCTTAATAAGTAAGAAAGGCTTTGAATTATGGTTCGATGCTTTTTAACCACTGTTGATAACCCTTATAGTCCTTATAATCAGTTTGAGGACTGGTATCGGTTTGATACTGATAAGGGCTATAACTCGTCTGGCCTGCTGATGCGGATGGCGTACACCTCCGACCAGCTCACGGACGCAGAAAATGCGTATGAAATTGAGCAGGCTATCGATCAAATTGTGGGCAATGATCCGCTCAATATCTACAAAAAGCTCAAAATCAATATCGAGGACGATGCTCCCGAAGAGCAAATAGCGTAAAAAGGGTATAGGGGGGGTGCTCGAAAAATACACCCCCTCCCCAAATCGCGCTGGTCTTTGATTTTTCCCCGGAGGGAAAATTGAGAATTGGGCTTCAATGCCACTGCCGAGGTTCAGGGTGTAGACTGGGCCTCGGTGGTTTTTGTAAGAGTTTATGGGAGGGTGATCTCTTCAGACAGCCTCCATTGTCGTTTGTTCATTTTTCTTCTCCTTTCAAATGATTAGAAAGACACCATGACCGGCTCCCATAAACTCTTACAAAAGCCATTGAAAAGCAAATGAAACGGGCATGATTCTGCAATAAACCAAATCAAAACAGAATAGAAGGAATACAAAAATGAGGACAAAGAAAGCTGCTTCTGAGGATGTGGCTCCTATGCGGCCAACATTGTCCCCAGAAGTACGAGAAAACCAAATGATTTCCCTAGCAATGGATCTGGTGGAAAAGCGTTTGCGAGAAGGAACAGCGTCTTCTGCCGAAACTACGCATTTTCTGAAGCTGGCTACTGTCAAATCAGAGCTGGAAAAGAAAAAACTGGAAGCAGAGAATACACTCCTTCATGCAAAAGCAGATGCCATTCAGGCAGCCAAGGATAACGCCCTTCTTTATAAGGAGGCCATCAAAGCAATGCGTGAATACGGCGGAGTGGAAGATGATGATGAATCGCAAGACATACTCTGAACTTTGCCAGCATGCGACCTTTGAAGACCGCTTCCATTATTTGCAGCTGCACGGTACGGTTGGATACGATACCTTTGGCTTTGATCGATATCTGAACCAGGATTTTTACCAGTCAAGAGAGTGGCGGCAGTTCCGGGACAGGATCATTGTGCGGGATGCTGGGTGTGACCTTGCGTGCAAAGACCACGAGATCACCGACTGGGTGATACGAAACGGCAAACCCATTCGGCCGCGCATTATTATTCACCATCTGAACCCGCTGACGAAAGAGGACGTGCTTCAGCACTCGGACGCACTGCTGGACCCGGAAAACGTAATCTGCGTGAGCGATCGGACCCACAAGGCCATCCACTATGGAGATGATGCGATCCTAAAGCCTGCATTTGCCGAAAGACGACCGGGCGACACTTGCCCATGGAGGAAATGAAAATATGAGTGACTATATTTATCACTATGGTATCAAGGGCCAGAAGTGGGGTGTGCGGCGCTATCAGAACCCGGATGGAACACTTACGAGCATGGGAAAAGCACGTAAGCGCGCCATAGATGTAAACCGAAACATGGACGCTGTAAACGACATTGTAAAAACAATGTCCCGAAAAGACAAAGAACTCCTTAATCTTGATGGCGATGTTTACCAGCAAAGTGCCGAGGATGGGGGTGCATACGTAAAACGTTTTATTGAAAAATCAGGTGATGTGCCTATTTCCTTTTTTGATATCATTGGTGATGAAAAGGGAGTAGCAATTTCTATTGGAACAAGAGCTGGAAGTGAATATCGGAACAAGGGTTATTGCTCAAGAGTAGCCAGAAAAGGCATGAAATGGCTGGATGCACACAAAGACGAATACGACCAAATTGTCTGGTGGACCAGAAAAGACAATGCTGGATCTATAAAAATCGCTGAGAAATCTGGATTTAAGCTGGATGAAGCATCGGTACTCCCAGATGATCCGTGGATCAAGTATCAGTACAAATAAGGAGGAAAGCAAAATGAATAACGAAGCTATGATGAACCGCGCAAAGCAGCTGGTGGTGGACTACTTTAACGCTCACGTGGACGTGACCGACGGCAAGAAGCTGACGATCGAGGACGTGTTCATCGTATGGTTCAGCAAAACCCTGCAGAACTGGAAGGCGCTGGTGAGTACCATCGTGTCTGACGGTATGTACTACGAGATCGCCCACGACGGCGATAAGGGCGAGACCTATCTGGACGCCTACAAGAAGTGGGACAACCAGTGCATTGTAGACTGAGGCGATCGGAAATGGACAGTATCCTTACCTCGGTGAAGAAACTCCTTGGACTTACCGAGGAGTATACGGCGTTTGATGCAGACCTTATTATGCACATCAACAGCGTGCTGATGATCCTGCGGCAGATGGGTGTTGGGCCTCAGGAGGGCTTTGGCATCAGCGATGCAACGGCAACATGGAGCGAGTTTTGCCAGAACAGGGCAGACATTGAAGCGGTAAAGAGCTATACGGCGCTGAAGGTGAAGATGCTGTTTGACCCGCCGCAGAGTTCCAGCACGATGGAAGCGACCAAAAACCTTATCAGCGAACTGGAATGGCGGCTGTATGCCGAGTGCGACAGGGAGGAGAAACAATGCGGATGCTGAAGTTTGCCGTGGAAGGGCAGCAGCTGGCAAAGCGCGGTGATTTTGCCGGCGTGACAGCCGGAAGCAAAGGCTATCTGCGCTGCCACTTTGAGCAGAGTGACCCGGAGTGGCTTATGGCCAAGAAAATTGCTGTGTTCAATGACGAATATGCGGTGACTGTGAGCGCGGAAGGTGAGTGCGCCGTACCCGACGAGGTGACGGACGGAAAAAGCTTTAAGGTGTATCTTGCTGGCCAGAATGGCAAGACGCGGATGATGACAAACAAGGTACTGATCGAGCAGGTGAAGTGACATGGTGGATTTGGACAAGCAGTTTGCAGCAATGGCAGATGTGAGCGAAGAAGATACCGCTTACGATTTTGTGATCGATGAAGACCTGCGAGTGATCGCTGTGCCAGAACGCGGTGTGGTGCTGGGCGTTGAGGGAGATAAAGACGCGAACCGCATCCGATTTAGAATGAACAAAACATGGCGCGGATACGATATGTCGAAGTTTGACCTGCGCATCAACTACCAGAATGCAAACGGTGACAAAAACTATTACACGGTGACGAGCAAACACACTGAAGGCAATGCGGTGGTGTTTGACTGGATTGTGGCGGCGGATGCTGTAGCGTATCAGGGCGATGTGTTCTTTATTGTGGTGGGCCTTATTACCACTGGCGGAATGGTGAACTGTGCGTTCCACACGACGCTTGGCAAGGCAAAATGCCTGGAAGGCCTGGTGGTAGACACAAAAACTGACATTCCTGAGATCCGGGACTTTATGGCGACGCTGAAGGCGGAAGTGGAGGCATACGGACAGACCTTTGCGAATGCCGCTGCCGCCAGTGCAAAGGCAGCAAAGGCCAGCGAAACAACTGCTGCCAGTTCGGCCAGTGCGGCAAAGACCTCGGAGACAAACTCCGTGACCAGTGCGAAGGTCGCAAAAACGAGTGAAACGAATGCCAGCACCAGCGCAAGCGCAGCAAAGACTAGTGAAACGAATGCCAGCACCAGCGCCGCCAGTGCTCAGGCCAACGCAAAGAAAGCCGAAGCGGCGCGAGATGATGCCAATACCAGCAAAACCGCAGCTGCTAACAGTGCAGCAGCCGCAAAAAAAGATGCCCAGACAGCATCCAGCGCGGCCAGCACTGCCACAGGTGCAGCCAGCGCTGCCAGCACCAGCGCAAGCGCTGCCAAGACCAGCGAGACCAATGCGGGCACAAGCGCATCCAATGCGAAGGGCAGCGAAACAAAATCCGGTGAATACCTGCAGGCCACAAAGGAATATTTCGAGCAGGTGCGCACCATTACGCTGGGCGCGCAGGGCTGGTATGAGACCTCAGACGCCCTGACTGCTGCGGTGCCCGTGGGTGAAAACGGCTGGTGGGCTGTGGTGGGCACCACGGACAGCATCTGGGTATGGGACCGCGACACCAATGCCTGGCGTGACAGCATGGTGACGGTAAACATGAGCGACTACTACACCCGCACGCAGGTGGATAAAAAGCTGACTGACAAAGCAAACAAGACCGCCGATGACCTGAACACGATGATCAACGCGCTGACCACCGATGCTTCGACCCCTACTGATGCGGACTACTATGTGAGCCAGTACGTTGGCGGCGGCACCAGCACCACCACCTTCCACCGCAGGCCCATGAGTACGCTGTGGGCGTACATCAAGAGCAAGGCGGAAAGCGTATTTGCGGCCAAGAGCCACACCCACAACTATGCTGGTTCCGGTTCTGCGGGCGGCTCGGCCAACAGTGCCGTCAAACTCGATACAGCAACAGCGGGCAGTGCGACGAAACCGGTATATATCATCGGCGGCAAGCCGGTGGCCTGCACTCACTCGCTGGACAAGGATGTACCGGCCAACGCCGTTTTTACTGACCACACTTACGCCAACATGACCGCCGCCACTGACAGCGCGGCTGGCAAAGCGGGCCTTGTGCCTGCACCCGCAGCCGGTGCACAGGGTAAATTTTTGCGCGGGGATGGGACGTGGCAGGCCATTGCGTCCAGCGGCCTGTCTGCCTACCCGGTGGGCAGTATTTTTCAAACAGTTAGCACTACCAGTCCCGCCGAACTGTTCGGCGGTACATGGCAGGAGATTGCATTTAACCGCGTGCTGATGGGTGCTGGCACAGGCTACACAGCGGGAAGCACGGTGGAGGCCGGACTGCCGAACATCACAGGCAGCTTTACAACAAAATCAACAGGCGTAGGCGGGTCTCCCTTTAGTGGTGATGCTAACGTACTTTCCGCTAAGGGTTCTCTGGCTTTTAGTGAAAAGAGCACTGATTATGGCGGTTACACTGGACATTCTGGAAGCCAATATAATATTCAATTTGATGCTTCTCGCTCGAATCCTATCTACGGCCGCAGCTATACCGTGCAGCCCGCCGCATACTATGTGCACATCTGGAAGCGCGTGGCATGAGAAAGGAGGTTTTGAGCGATGATCCCTGTGACATTTGACACTGTGGCAACATTGCAGTTTGGCAGTGAGGGTCACCCGACCAGTCTGCACTTTGCCATCCCGGAAGAGTGGAAAACCTGCAAAATCAGACTCCACCTGCGGCGCAGCGACGGTAGCTTTGTGCCCCCGATGCAGCTGGACGAAAATGGATGCGTAAAAGTAAACCGCAGTGACTCCGGCAAGACCGGCGGACAGTGGATGCTGTCGGCTGAAAGTCCTGACGGAAAAGTATCTTACTCGCGAATCGGCAAATATGTGACCCCCATGGAGGTGACACAATGAAGATCCTTGACGAGACCGGCGCGGTCGTGGAAAACCCCGACCTGACCCTTGGGTACCTGACCACCAGCACCGAAGAAGTCACACACCCCGCCGTAGAGGGCGTGGAGGAGCAGTGGCACTGGGAGACAGTGACCGAGTATCCGAACGGTGGCAAGGACGTGCAGAAGATCGTTGACCGCCCCGGCGTAAAGGCGCAGGAGGAATGGGTGGAACAGGTGCCGGTGCAGAGATACATCCGCTACACCGCCGAAGAGCTGGCCGCGCAGGAAGAAGAGCGCAAAAAGGCCGAAGCCCGGAAGAAGCTGCCGGACACGGTGGCGGCATTGCATGCTGCTCTGGCAGACGCGGACGCACTGAACGTTGACCAGGACTATCGCCTGACTCTTTTGGAGCTGGGCGTGACCGATGACGAAACAACTGAAAGCGCATAAACAGAAAGGAAGGAATACTATGGCACTTTATAACACTTGCAAACGCATGATCGAGCGCGGTCAGACCGCTGGTATGGCAAAGAAGCTGGACATCTTCTACGCTGCCAACAAGCTGACCGATGAACAGTACGCAGAACTGACCGAGATGCTGAACGAGAAGGACAGCGCGGAAAAAGCCGATCAATAAAAACAGGAGCTGAAAAATCAAAATGGCACTCTCGAACACGGCAACGCCGATCTACTACGGCCGGTTCCGGGAGGCCGTGATGCGCGGGGAGATCCCCGTTTGCAGAGAGATCAGCATGGAGATGAACCGGATCGACGACCTGATCGCAAACCCGGGCATCTACTATGACGATAAGGCTGTGGAAGGCTTTGTGAAGTTCTGCGAGAATGAGTTGACGCTTACTGACGGTGGAGACTTGAAACTCCTCGATTCCTTCAAGCTCTGGGCAGAAGAGATATTTGGCTGGTACTACTTTGTGGACCGCAGTATCTATGTGCCTAATCCCGGAGGGCATGGTGGTCACTACGAGCGGAAGCGTATCAAGAAGAGACTTATCACCAAGCAGTATCTCATCATTCCTCGTGGTGCGGCTAAGACCATGTATGACGCATTTATCCAGAGCTATTTTCTGACTGTGGATGTCTCGACTACGCAGCAATGCACTACAGCGCCCACTATGAAACAAGCAGAAGAGGTCCTTTCACCGATCCGTACAGCATTGGCTCGATCGAAGGGACCTCTTTTCAAGTTCATGACAGAAGGAAGCCTTCAGAATACGACTGGTGCCAAATCTGATCGTATGAAACTAGCTTCAACTAAGAAGGGTATTGAGAACTTCCTAACAAATAGCCTATTGGAAGTGCGTCCTATGACCATTGACAAGCTGCAGGGCCGAAGAGACCGTGTGGCAACTGTTGATGAATGGCTGAGCTGTGACATCCGGGAAGATCCCATCAGTGCACTTGAACAGGGTGCCTCCAAGAATGAGGACTATCTCATTGTTGCCACCAGTTCGGAAGGTACAGTCCGAAACGGTTGCGGTGATACAATCAAAATGGAGTTAATGGACATCCTGAAAGGGGAGTACATCAACCCGCATGTGTCCATCTGGTACTACAAGCTGGATTCTCTTGATGAAGTTGCAAACCCGGAGATGTGGCTGAAAGCAAATCCCAATCTGGGGCAGACCGTGAGCTATGAAACCTATCAGTTGGATGTAGAACGTGCAGAAAAAGCGCCTGGTTCCAGAAACGACATTCTGGCCAAGCGCTTTAACATTCCCATGGAAGGCTATACCTACTTCTTTCCATATGAAGAAACCCTGCCACATCGCCACCGAGATTACTGGCAGATGCCTTGTGCTCTCGGTGCAGACTTGTCGCAGGGCGATGACTTCTGTGCGTTTACATTCCTGTTCCCAATGGCGAACGGCTTCTTTGGCGTAAAAACCAGAGATTACATTACCTCTTACACGCTGTCGAAGCTTCCGCAGGCAATGCGCCAGAAGTACGACCAGTTCATGCAGGAAGGCACGCTACAGGTGTTTGATGGCACGGTGCTGGACATGATGCAGGTTTACGAGGATCTTGACAACTTCATTCAGCAGAACGACTACGATGTCCGCTCGTTCGGGTACGACCCTTACAATGCGAAAGACTTCGTAGAACGCTGGTGCACGGAGAATGGTCCGTTTGGTGTGGAGAAAGTGATTCAGGGCGCAAAAACGGAGAGTGTGCCACTTGGTGAACTGAAGAAGCTCTCTGAACAGCGGAAACTCCTTTTTGACGAAGCACTAATGCAATTTGCTATGGGCAACTGCATTACGCTGGAAGATACCAATGGCAACCGCAAACTGTTGAAGCGTCGGTCTGACCAAAAAATTGATGCAGTAGCTGCTATGATGGATGCCTACATCGCATGGAAGCTGAACCGAGATGCATTTGAGTAAGTCAGATGACCTTCTGGAAGACTTCGCCATTCGGACGAAGGTAAAGCTCAGTCGGTGCGGAGGGCTTATCTAGCGCATCCTTGACCAGAGCAAGGAGCGGGGACTCCGGTTGTGCGTTCAGTATGTCGGACAGTTCCAGAACTTTGTGTTCACTCGCAGATACATCGCCTTTGAGCAGACCCTTTTTTTTACTTTCGATTTCCTTGTTGACCTTATCGGAGAAGGTTTTCAGCGCACCAATCATGCGGTTCTGGGTGAGGGCAAACAAAGGTTTCGCATCGGCTTTGATATTTGCAAGATAGGACTTATTCCAGTTTTGTGCATAGTAAGCTTCCATAATGGTGCTAATTGCATACAGCTGGGAAGCAAGGTCAATGCCCTGTTTATTCTGTAATACAGTTCTGGCCTGATTTTCGTTGGCCTTTGCACCAACAGAATCTTCCAACTGCTCCGTGTAGAACTCTATGTCTGCTACAGCCTTGATTTTTGCACGTTGCAGGTTGCCAATGGTAGCCATGCGCTGCGATTCACTGAGCATGATGGTTGAGTAATTTGCAAGCGCATACTTGACAAATGTGAGCTCAGACAGCAATTCCGTACGTTTGGAAGCCTGAAGAAATACCAGAAGGTCATCCAGCTTTCGATTGACTTCTGTCAGTTTGGAACTGATATCCGCAAGGAAATACTGTCCAGTAGCAAAGGAAGCAATACTGAACATCTGAAAAGCCACAACCGATACAGGATTAACTTTATACAGAGAAGCAGTACCTGCCAAATGCCCGGTGGCATCTACCATGGTTGTAGACTGACCGCCCTGATGCAAGTTCATCAGAGTACCGTTGATTCCTTTTGGAAAACGGAGCACATACATATTGGAAGCAGCGTCGGTCGCAACTTGCGCAGGAATCAGCTGTAACAATGAATTGGCAGCAAGCCCTGCCTGTTCTGGAAAATCGACCTTTTGAAAACGGGTTGGATCATCAAAATCAGGATACGACTCGCAAGGAACAACTTCAAAGTTGAAATCAGCAGGACGCAGTTCGGTATCAGGCATGACTTCAGACCTCCTCCACACAGAAAGCAAATGTTACAGTACCTATTATAGCATGGGGGAGGGTACACTGGCAACAAAATTTGAGAAAAAGGAGGATGAAGCTTGTACCATAATAACCAGATTTGGCATTGGGGTGTCAAAGGCATGAAATGGGGTGTCCGGCGCTATCAGAACGAAGACGGCACGTTGAACGCAGCCGGTAAGAAGCGCTATGCAAGCGATGTTGTCGCTAATGCCAAAAAGAAGAAGGACAATCGCCTACCTGAAGATGGTCTGAACGACCCGAACCGCTGGGTAAAAGAGGACCGTGAGCGGACAAAGCGTGTGGTTGATTCCAGCAATCAGATGGCTGGCAATCTGAAAACACTGAACGACAAGTCTATGTGGATTCAAGCGCGCAGAACCCCCAAGATGGACTTGAGCAAAATGACTGACCAGGAGATGCGGGAGCAAATCAATCGTGCTATGCTGGAAAAGCAGTATGACGATATGTTCAACCCGAAGAAGGTTTATTCCGGTCGGGAAGCAGTCAGCGATACTTTGGAGATTGCAGGAAGTGTTCTTGCCATCACGAGTTCGGCACTGGGCATTGCACTGGCCATCAAAGAGTTGAAGGGTGAGTAATTTAAAATGGAATTGTATCACCACGGCATCAAAGGCCAGAAGTGGGGCGTAAGGCGTTACCAGTATGCTGATGGTACGTATACTCCGGCAGGACGGAAGCGCTATGGAGCGAACCAGAACCCAAGCCGAATGGAACGTATGGCATCCACTATGGAGATGCGAGTGAAAGATTGTGTCAACACTGCTCGAACTCAGGTGACGGGGCGGCAGTATGTTGACAGCTATCTAAAGAAGGGAACGATGTTCTCTCGGATTCAGACTTCCAAGGATTTCGAGAACTTCGCATTCTACGCTACCTATAAGAAGGCGGACAGCGACAAGTATATGGGGCTTTTCGGAAAGAATCTGATGACGCGAGCCAACTATGATGCCAAACAGGCAGAAAAGCAGGCGAACGCTTCCGGTAGCGAAGAGGATTTGGTTACGGCTACCACACTGCGCGACAAGGCTAACAACATGAAAGTCTATCAGCTGAAACTGGAAACGGTCAAGAAGTTGAAGGTGCCTTCTGATGAGAACGCCAGTGATATTACGGCTGGATTGTTGAAGGAGAAAGAGTTCAAACAGAATCTTGAAGCATCCATAGCAGATTCCAAAGAGAAGATGCGCAGACCTACCCAGCAGGTGCTTTTTAAGCAGGCTGAGAATGCGTTGAAGAAAGATCCCGCTACACTGACTGCATCCGAAAAAGTGGCTATCTATAAGGCTCTAAACCTTTCTCTGACAAATCATAACGCACAGGAAGTGGCGGCACAGAGCCGTTTCTATACGGAACTGAGCAAAAAAGGCTACAATGCGCTGTTGGATTACAATGACAAAGAATACTCCAGCTACCATGCAAAGCGCCCGATGATCGTGTTTGATACAGATTCTGTCCGCTTGCAGTCAGTGACGGAGACTAATCCGAAGGTCGTGGACAAGCTGTACATGCGTTACAATGCAGAGCGAATTGCAAAAGAAGTTGGTGCGAACACAATCGGCTACGTTTCCAAGCTGGGTAATAAGACTGTTTCAGAGTGCTCCGCTTACATGGAACGTAAAATGAATGATTATTTAAGTTAAAGGAGGATGAAGAATGTGGTAATGGAATGATGACACCATAGAACTCTGGCTAAACTGGCAGAACTCATCAAGTGCATTGGCTTAACAGCTAATGCGCTTTTTCTTTTTGGAGGAAAAATCAAAATGGAGATGAACATTGGTTCCAGGCTGAAACACGCTTGGAACGCCTTTCTCAACCGGGACCCTCCCGGAAGTAGGTATTATGGGGGTGGCTACAGTTACCGTCCCGACCGGATGCGCTTTTCCCGCGGGAGTGAGCGCACCATCATCAATTCCATCTATAACCGCATCGCTCTGGACGCGGCATCCATCACCATCAATCACGTGAGGCTCGATGAAAATAATCGGTTTGATTCGATTATTGATTCGGGCCTTAATTATTGTCTAAATACCGAGGCCAATGCCGACCAGTCTGGTCGAGGGCTGATTCAGGACATCGTGATGACTTTTTTGGAGGAAGGAGTAGCCGCAGTTGTGCCGGAGAAAACCGACTTTGACCCGCGCTACAGCAACAGCTACGAAATCTACTCCATGCGCGTTGGCGTACCAGTGGAGTGGTACCCGAACCACGTGCGGGTGCGGATGTTCAATGAGCTGACTGGGCAGAAGGGGGAGATCACCCTCCCGAAGAAGATGGTAGCTCTGATTGAAAACCCATTTTACTCAGTGATGAACGCGCCGAACTCTACTATGCAGCAGCTGGTGCGAAAGTTGGCATTGCTGGATGTGGTGGACGAACAGGCCGGAAGTGGAAAGCTGGACATGATCATTCAGTTACCCTATGTCATCAAGAGTCCGGCGCGCAGGGAACAGGCTGAACAGCGCAGGGCTGACATCGAGCAGCAGCTTTCCGGCTCTAAGTACGGCATTGCCTATACGGACGGCACGGAGCGAATCGTGCAGTTGAATCGAAGTCTCGAAAACAACATTCTGAAATCCATCGAATACCTAATGAACATGGTATACAGTCAGTTGGGTGTGACACAGGAGATCCTGAATGGCACTGCGGACGAGAAAACGATGAATAACTACATGAACCGCATCATTGAACCGGTTGTGTCGGCAATTGCAGACGAATTCAAGCGGAAGTTCCTGACGAAGACTGCCCGGACACAGGGTCAGAGCATCATGTTCTTCCGCGATCCGTTCCGTCTGGCACCTGTGAGCATGATTGCGGAGATGGCAGATAAGTTTACCCGCAACGAGATCATGACCCCGAATGAGTTCCGGCAGGTGATTGGTATGAAGCCCTCGAAGGACCCGAAGTCCGACCAGCTTGCAAACCGTAACATTGCCTCGGCTAACGAGGGGATACCCATGCAGGGCGAAGAAACTTATGCTGACGAGCAGGGTTACGGCTATGCGGATCAGCAGGAAGGAGCGTGAAAAATTCAAAATGGCAATCAATTTTGATTATGACTTTTCCGGTTGGGCGACCAAAGCCAACGTGAAGTGCTTTGATGGCCTGACCATTGCGCCGAATGCGTTCAAGGACTGCGATGGCAAGGTGGTTCCGGTCGTATGGAACCATGACCATAGCGCACCCGAAAGTGTTCTGGGACATGCACTGTTGCAGAACCGTAAGGAAGGCGTGTACGCATACGTCAAATTGAATGATACATCCAGTGGCCAGACTGCCAAGGCCTGCGTGGATAATGGCGACATTGACGCAATGTCCATCTATGCGAACGGCATCCAGAAAGCAGGTCGAACCGTAATGCACGGTATGATCAAGGAACTGAGTCTGGTAATTGCCGGATGCAACCCCGGTGCTCTGATCGATGAAGTCGTGAAGCACAGCGCAGATGGCACTGAAACAGACAGTTCCGAGGCCTATATTTATACCGATTCTGGTCTGAGCCTGAAGCATGGGCTGGACCCGGACGATAATCCGCTGGAGGACGAAACATTGCAGCATTCGGATGATTCCAGCGAAACCGACAAGGAAAAGAAAGGAGAAAGCAAAATGGCTGATGCCAACGAGAAGACCGTCAAGGAGGTATTTGATACCCTGACGGAGGAACAGAAGAACGTGGTTTACGCTATCATCGGCTCTGCTCTGGATGAAGGCAAGGGCGGTGAGAGCGACGACAAGGGTGATGGTGAGGAGGAAAATACTATGCACCACTGCTTTGAGAACGACAACGGCGGCACTGTGCTGAAGCACAGTCTGGATGACATCAACGGCATTATCGCAACTGCCAGCAAGCACGGCACTCTGCGCGATGCTTTCCTGGATGCAGGCATTACCGGCGATGAACTGGCCCACAGCATCGAGAACATGGACTACCTGTTCCCGGATGACCACAATCTGGATACGGTGCCCCGCATTGTGGACCGCGACCAGACCTGGGTTGACAAGGTTATGAATGGTGTCCATCATGTGCCGTTTGCCCGCGTCAAGGTCATGTTTGCTGACCTGACCGAAGATGAGGCCCGTGCCAAGGGTTACATCAAGGGCAACTACAAGAAGGAGCAGGTGTTCAAGCTGCTGAAGCGTTCCACCACTCCGACCACCGTTTACAAGAAGCAGCGCTTCGACCGTGACGACATTGTTGATATGTCTACCATGGACGTGGTCGGCTTTGTCAAGAAGGAGCAGCGCGGCAAGCTGAACGAGGAGCTTGGCATGGCATTCCTGATCGGCGATGGCCGTGACGATGCCAGCGATGACAAGATCAACGAGCTGAACATCCGTCCCATCTTCAACGATGATGATTTCTACACCATCAAGGTTGTGGTTCAGCCCGGCACCAACGCAAACGAGGATGCCAAGGCCAAGGCAACCATCAAGTCCATCATCAAGGCCCGTAAGGAGTACAAAGGCTCCGGCTCTCCGACCTTCTACACCACCGATGATGTGCTGACTGACATGCTGCTGCTGGAGGATGGCATCGGTCATCCGCTGTACGCCGACGAGGCTGCTCTGGCCCGAAAGCTGCGCGTGAAGGAGATCGTTACTGTTCCTCGCATGGAAGGCCGCAAGGGTGCTAAGGGTGGAGACCTGCTGGGCATCGTGGTCAATCTGGCCGACTACACTGTGGGTGCCGATAAGGGCGGCGAGGTCAACATGTTCGATGATTTCAACATCGACTACAACCAGCTGATCTACCTGATCGAGACCCGCTGCTCCGGTGCAATGACCACTCCGTATGGCGCAATGGCCATCGAGATGGATGCTGCCAACTCTTCTAAGGTCTGATAAGGAGGTAAAACGATATGCTGAACAAGCTCTACGAGCAGGGCAAGGACCTGCACGTTGCAAACTATGTGGCCTATGGCAAGACCGCTGACCACAAGCTGTATGCCGACGAAGGCTATAAGGAGACCGTGACCAAGGTCGAGATCGAGGATGCCTTCAAAAAGGGCCGTCTGGTGATCGTGGAGGGCGCAAACTATCTGGTGCCTGTGGCCTTTGGTGCGACCGGTGTGATCACCGTTGTGACCGGTGAGACCGTGAAGACCCAGGCATGGGCTGCTTCTGCCGAAAAGTAAGCAGAATAATCAAGATGGAGTGAAAGTGCTATGAGCAAGTGGTTTGGGAAGCTTGGTTTCGTGGAGACCAAGGAGACAGAGCTGAGTGTGCACTCGGAGATCGTGACAGAGCGTGACTGTTACGGCGACCTGACACGGAACACGCGCAGGTTACAGTCCCTCGACAAGGTGAACGATGATATCAGCCTTGCGAACACGCTAAGCATCATCGCTGACCCGTATGTTCAGGAGCACTTTTGCAATCTTCGGTATGTGACGCTTTACGGCGGAAAATGGAAGGTGACGGACGCGAGCGTGGAGTATCCGCGCATCGTGCTGACGCTGGGAGGGTTATGGCATGGCAATGAAACTGAGTGAAAGACGCTCCGGGCTGGATGCGCTTTTGCGCAGCATCGTGAAACAGCGGTGCGGCAGTGAAAACGTGTACTACCAGCCGCCTGCAAACCTGCGGATGAAATACCCTTGTATCTGCTACAAGCTGGAAAAGATCCGCAGCCCGAAGGCTGACGACCGCGTATACCGCCAGACCTTCCATTATTCTGTTACCGTGATCGACACGAAACCTGACAGCGAAATGACGGCGGCCATGGGTTTGCTTGCAAAGGCTTCTCATGACCGCCATTTTATTTCGGACAACTTATACCACGACGTATTCAGCGTGTGGTACTGATACCTATTTATAAAGGAGGATAAAACCCTATGGCAAAACTGAATTGGGACGTTGACGGTACCCGCAAGTTCCACGCCGGTGTTTCGCACGGCGTGGTTTACCCCAAGGCCGATGGCGAGGGCTACGACAATGGCGCTGCATGGAACGGCCTGACCGGCGTGACGGAAAGCCCCAGCGGCGCAGAACCTACCGACCTGTGGGCTGACAACATGAAGTACGCCCGCCTGATCTCCGGCGAGGACTACGGCTTTACCATTGAATCCTATATGTACCCGCCCGAGTTTGAACCCTGCGACGGTCTGGGCAGTCCTGTGAAGGGCGTGCGCATCGGCCAGCAGAAGCGCAAGGCATTCGGCTTTACATGGCAGACCAAGGTGGGCACCGATCAGGACCCCGATGCCGGTTACATCATCCATGTGGTGTGGAATGCGACCGCAAAGCCTGCTGAGAAGAGCCACGAGACTATGAACGATAGCCCGGATGCCGAGACCTTCAGCTGGGAGTGCGATACCGTGCCTGTGAACATTGCAGACCTGAAGGCTGCGGCGGTGGCAGAGTTTGACAGCACTGAGCTGACCGCAAAGCAGATGAAGGCCGTGGAAGACCTGCTGTACGGCACTGAGAGCGAGGGCGCAAAGCTGCCCACCCCGGACGAGCTGCTCGCTGCAGTAAAGGCTGCTGTCTGATAAAATCAAAATGAAGTAAAGGAGAAGATTACAATGATTAAGAAGACTATTTCCTATGCCGACTATGACGGCACTAATCGTACCGAAGACTTCTACTTCAACCTGTCCATGGCCGAATTAACGGAGATGCAGATGAGCGTGGAAGGCGGTATGAGGGGCTACATCCAGCGCATTATGGCAGCCAACGACCAGACTGCGCTGATGAAACTGTTCAAGGACGTTCTGCTGCTGACCTACGGTAAGAAGAGCGACGATGGCCGTCTGTTCCTCAAGAATGATACCATTCGTGCAGAGTTCGAGGCCAGCCCGGCTTTCAGCGCAATCTACATGGAGCTGATGTCCGATGCGCAGAAGGCGGCAGATTTCATCAATGGTCTGATGCCTGCTGACCTGCGCAATCAGAACCCGGCTATGGAAATGGCCGCAACCGCAAGCGCTGCGCCTGCACTGAACGTGGCACCGGTGCAGGGCTGATAAGTTCTGATATTTTGCCGCTTTGGCGGAGAGAGGCTGCGCCGGGAAATTTCCGGGCAGCCTTTATTCATATAGAAAACCACAAGCTATGCTTGTGGAAGAAAAGAGCCGTAGCGTTGAAACGGTAGAAAAAGAACCTCCTTTTGCTATAATTAGAAG